TGAACCCCTAGCACCACTTGCATAGATTTGATAATCAGGAACATCTTGCATAATTCCTTTAGCTAATCCAATTAATTCTTTCTCAATTTTATTAACTGTATTTAAGTCACCTTTTTCTAAGGCTTCTTTATGTTTCTCTACTAATTCTTCTTTACGTTTAGTAACCTCTTCAGGAGCAATTAACATTTCATGTGTTAATGAAGCATTAATAAACTTAGCAATACCAAACGCTAACCATTGCATTTTATCAATAAATATAGCTTGTTCTTCAGTAGGTAATACACTTTGTAATACTAGACTTCCTAAATCAGATTGGATTTTACCAATACCGCCTTTATCTAAAGCTTTATTGAAATAACCAGTATGTTTAATGATATTAGGATATAATACTAATAGATTAAAGATATATTTCCCAGTAGTAGTTTTAATTCTTTCAGAGTTTCCTAAAACACCTTTTTCTAAATAAAAGAAATCATTCGGTGCAAAACGTGGGTTAGTATTTTTTCTATAAGCAAACAAGTCATGTAATAAGGACATAGTTATATCATCTTGTTTAATTGAAAGTAGTTCTATTACCTCATCTTTAGATAATAAACGACCTTTGATTGCTGATTTCAACAAAATCACCGCCTATTAAGATTAAATTTATATAGAGTAGAAATAATCTACCCTATATAAATTTGTTAGTATTAAGCATAAACATAATATTCAATAATTAATCCTTTAGATAGAGAAGTAAGTGATTCTGTATCAAAGGTAATACGTGTTGCTAGCTCTTCATTAACATAAGAGTTATTATTTTTATCATATCTAGCTAAAACTAAACCGATCTCATTAATCATAAAACCTCTAGCTTCATTTGGTTCAATACGCATTGTTAATAATTGATAAACTTCACCAGTAGATTTATTTAATCTCCAACGGTTGTTATCAGCTTCGAATATTTTACCATAGAATGCTTTAGAACCATCTGCTCTACCAACTGGCAAGTAGTATTTATTTTTATCAAATAAAGACATCTGTTCAACAATAGATGGATTAGCTTTCTTATTAGGGTCATTATATTTATCTGGATCTTCAATGATAAATGGTACTGCTTGATATAAATCCATATCACTGAATTTAGGTACTAATGGGTTGAATGGAGAACCGTTTACATCTGCTCCACCTTGACCTATTTTAAATAAGCAAACAGTACGTGCATGATCGTTAATATATCCAGAATCTTCAGGTGGTTTTACACCGAATAATAATTCTAAGATATAAGTTCGTAAACGTAGTGTAATAAGATTATCTTTTTCTAGAATAGTGTTACCATTGAAATCTTTTACTACAACTCTACCTTTCATACCAATCTGTGCTTTAGGAAAACCTTCAGGCGTTTTTGAAAAATCATCCTTCATATCAATATTATCTTCAAATTGCAGTTGCTTAAATTCTGTCATTATTAATCTTCCTCTCCAGCTTCAAAAGTAGTTATCTTTATCTCATCTCTTAATTCAATATTATCTTCAAATTTATAAGTAGTAGTCATCTTCATGAAATCTTTTAAAGTGATATATTCTCTAAATTTAAAGAATCCGCTAATATTTGCTTTATCAAACATTCTTATCGCATTAAATGTCTTATCATTGAATGATAATACTGTATTTGTCTCTAATAATTGAGTTGTATAAGCTTTAAATACATGTATTAATATATAAATGAATCGTTTTACATAATCAAGCATTCCTATAAACCCGTTATTAACGAAGAAGTTCATGTTACCTGCATTGATATGATTATCAATAGACTCACATAATTCAAATACTTTATCACGATAGAATTCATATTCAAGTTTCTCATCGCCTTTAATAGTAGCAGGCATTTGAGTGAAAGCATATAAATCATAGTTCTTTCTCTTTAAGTAATCACTATAAGTATCATGACCACTGAAATAACTAATATTAATATCTCCTATAAACTTGATATCCCATAATTTTAAGTAGTTTCTATATAGCTCATAATTATTAGATTCAACAATAATATCCTCTAATTTATATCGAAGATCGTTATTATATTTGAATATCTTAACAAATTCTTCCATTGAATAAGAGTTCTTATATAGAGTATCGCTAATATAATGAAGTTCAATAAAATTACATAGCTCTGGATAATGTTTATAATCTCTAGGATTTCTTACCCAGTAGTCTTGTCTTTCTTCATCAGATTTAAAGTCAAAGTAATTAAGTTGTCTAAGACGAGTTATTTCATTCATAGTTTGCTTAAGTAAATCATTTAGACCAACCTTATTTTTCTTATATAAATCATAATATTCAGTAAGATTTTCTAAATTAATAGCTTTAATAAGAGCATCTAATTGATCCATAATAGTCTTATTCTTTTTCATTGCTCCTAAGAAATCATCCATTGTATTATCTTTAGTACTTAGTTTAACACTGATAAACATCTTATATATTTTTCTAATATCAACATAAGTATCAAATAACATTGGATCGAATTTACCATCAATGAATAACTCTTTAATATAATCTAGAACTTCAATAACGTTGTCTGTATAGAACTTATAAACTAAGTTTTCAACCTTACTTAATTTACTAATAGTATCTAATTGACGTTTATATACAATACTAGAATTATATTCAGTTTCTACATCTTCATAGCCACTTTCTAATACAGTCTCAAAGTTCTTAGCTCTAAATTGAACTATAAATTTCTCTAGATTATCATAATCTGACTCATTAAATCTAGGTTTATTCTGTATTAATAGTATATGGATATCTTCTAGTAACTTCCTTACATCTACATTATCATTAATATTATTAAAACCATATACGTAGTTAATAGAGTCTACATTTTTTATGATTTTATCTTTATATCCATGACTACGCAGTGCAATTGAAGCCAAAGCTATAATCGCATCCATTAAATCTATTGGCTGGTTGGATATATTTCGGTTAGAAAACTTAAAATCTGCTTCTTCTTTAGACTTATAATTCATTTCCATCTTGTTCAGCAAAGAAAGGAAATATGACATAGATAAAGATTCTTTTACGATATCCATAGAAATATCTGCTGATAAATACTTAGTATTCAAGATATTAAATGGTTCATTAAGGAATTCTTTTTTATCACTACGCCAGAATGGATCATTATCTACTATTTGATCATAAGTAACAGGTAAATGCTTACTGAAATCTAAGTTATCATCAATAGGTACTCGGTAGAACATTAAGTCCTTTTTATCCTCTGCTACACTATCATAAACTTTACATAATAAATATTTATAGATTTTAATATTATCAAAACCAAAAATACTTAGAATATCATTCAAAGCAATATTAGTACCTTTATACTGAATTAGCTGATTGATTTTCTTAAGTATACGTCTTTGATAATTCAATGGGAATCCATCAAAGTAATCTAGACCATATGATATGAATGCATTTTTCAACTTATTCTTATCATAACTATCAATATTAAAGTAGGAATCCATTTTATATGTAATATAACGTTGGACTGTCATAAATATTAATAGCATTTCATTATATGCTCTGTGATACTGTTGATTATCAAATGCTTCAGTATAAGTAACTAATAGATGATATTTAAGTGATTCATAATAACATTTTTCAAATAAGTTCTTATCTTCTCTATTAAGACTATTAATAGTAGCTTTTAATATTGTATAGTCTTTAGCTGTTCTAGAGTTTAGATAATCAATTTGATGTAAGTCGTATAAATCTTTATAATACGTATTAGTCTCCTGATAATCCCTAATAATCTTGATAATCTCTGCTTCACTAAGTCTATCATTCGTTCTAGTCCTAGCTTGAATATACATATTAGCATTTTTCATGGAAAGAGTCGTTTCATGTTCCTGTGCTAATTCAGAATTTTTAATAACGAGTCCTTTAGCATAATCAATTACGTTCTGAATCTCTTTTATATCCTCTTTAGTGAAAGGAGTATATTTATATTTTTCTCTATAACTGAATTGCAAAGAATCACCTGCTTTCATAACATAAAAATATAATCTTTTGTTTAAGGAGGTTTTAAAATGAAAAAAATTGTAACCCCAAATAATATTGTTAATATTAAGAGTAAAGTAACAGACTCTAATATTGAACTATCTAATACAGAAGGTATTTTTGCTGAAACTTATTACTTTACTGACTTCTTTGATGATAAGAAATTGAAACGTTTTATTAAAGGATGTGAACGAATGATTAGGTCTAGTAATGAATATAAAACCTATATAGGATTCCTTAAAAATACTGTAGGTTTAAAAAATTGTTCTGTATTAGGTTATATTGATCATGATAATGCAATTATTGAATTCCATCACTATCCTTTTACTCTTTATGATATTGTTCAACTATGTGTGAATAAGCATATATTAGAGGAAAAACCATTCAATACTTTTATTATATCTAGACAAGTATTATTGGATCACTATGATAATATAATTGGTGTAACTCCTTTAAGTACTACTGTACATGAATTAGTTCATGCTAAACAAATCTTTGTTAGTTTGAATCAGGTATATGGGGATTTAAATGAGTTCATTAATAAATATTACGTAGCTTTAACAGATGAGGAAATTGAAAATTATAATGAATTAGTGGAAATGACTAGAGCAGATGTAACATACAGTGAGGATGACGTTCTAAAGACTAGAGATGTGATAAATGATTCGTATTGAATCATTTATCACTTTTATTATTTATTATTATTATAATCTTCTATAGGTTTTTTAATACCGTCTATTTCCATATTCATATTAACAACATCTGCTGGAACTAATTGTGTAACTAGAATCTCTTCTTCGCCTTCTTTTTTCTTATTCTCCTCTAGGTATTCGTCAACCATTTTAATACATGATTCATTAGCTTTTTCAGCTCTCATTTGTCTTATAAATGGAGCAGGATCATTTAAATCAATTTCAACTGTAGCTACTTCCATTGGAGGTAATTGTATTTCAACTTTAACTTCTTCTTCAAGAGGTTTATCGAAATCATAATTTTCAGCAAGTTCTTTAATATTATCTGCAATTGAACCCATTATA